CAGATTTAGAAGAAGAAGTACGCATCGAAAACATTAAACGTCCGTTATTTGTTTACTTTAAACCTAATTCAGCTAACAATTTTGATACACAATCACCACTCGGAATATCACTGTATGCAAATGCACTGGATACGATGAAAGCTATAGATACAGCGTTTGATAGTTTCCACCGTGAGTTTAGGCTCGGAAAAAAGCGTATTTTTGTGCCGGACTCAATGATCCGTACTGTATATGACGAAAAAGGAAGACCACAGCGTTATTTTGATTCATCTGATGAAGTATATCAGGGTTATCCTGGAGATATGGACGAAACGAAAATACATGACATAAAAGTCGAATTACGTGTTGAAGAGCACATTTCAGCAATCAATGCATTATTAAACTTATTTGCAATGCAGACGGGCTTTTCATCGGGTACATTTACCTTTGATGGTCAGTCCATGAAAACAGCAACAGAAGTCATTTCAGAGCAATCCAAGACGTTTAAAAGCAAACAATCACACGAAGTCATTATCGAAAGTGCATTAATAAAGTTAGTGAATGTCATTTTAACGATTGCCGAGCTATATGGAATTTACTCGACGAATGAAGAGATTGAAGTGACAGTCGCATTTGATGATTCGATTGCAGAAGACAAAAGCGCTGAAATCGATAAGCAGATTAGGCTCGTACAAGCCGAATTACAGTCAAAAACAAGGGCAATAAGAGAAATATTTGGAGTTACGAAAGAAGAGGCTGAACTTATCATGGAGGAAATTATCAGCGAGGATAGGCTGTTTAAAGCACGCGATCCAGTCGATGAAATGCAGTCTGTTATGTTTGGTGCAGAGGAGTGATTAAATGACTCCTGAGCGTCCAAAAATCACACCACATCAACTAAACATGTACACTCAACCTGTTACACACGTTTACCAGGCATTAGAACAAGAAATATTTGAAATGATTGCTAGACGGCTGAAAACTAGTAAACACTATGACGCTGATAATGTACTGGAATGGCAAATCGACAAGATGAACCAGTTACGACTTGTTAATGATGAAACGGTTAAGGCATTGTCAAAAGCTACTGGAGTTGCAGAAAAAGAGATTCGTAAGGCTATTTATAACGCTGGTATAGAGACTATTAAGAGTGTGGATTATGAGTTACGGGATGTATATAGTACCTTGCCATTGCCAAGGCAGATTGATGCAATTATGGAGTCGTACGTAAGACAAACATTTCGTGAATTGGACAACTTTGTTAATCAAACGTTGATAACAACAAATTTCGGAGAAGGTACAGTCACTAGAATGTATCGTCGTATTGTTGAAGAAACGACTGGTAAAGTATTATCTGGTCTGAAAACAACAAATAAAGCTATTGCTGAAACGGTAATCGAATGGTCGAGAAAAGGCATAGACACTGCCTTTGTTGATAGAGGTGGCAACGTATGGCATTTGGAACGCTATGCCGAAACCGTCATTCGTTCGACTGTTAACCGTACTTATAATGATTTGAGGATGTCGAGGATGGAAGATTACGACATCGATTTAGTTTTAGTGAGTGCTTTACCAGATCCACGTGAAGCATGCTCGTTAATACAGGGAAAAGTCGCTAGTATTAAGCCGATTGCAGAAAATACGAGCCGATTTCCATCTATTTATGAATTTGGGTATGGAGAGCCGAGCGGTCTACGTGGTAAACATAATGCCTCGTAGTAAAATAAACAACGTGAACCTCATTACTCAAGGGTGTTTTATTATACGGTATCAATTGTAGACACAGGAACAATTGTTTGGTATAATAAAGCTAACGGGGAAACCTCTCGAAGGCAATCCCGTGCCAAGTTCTTGAGGAGGTATTTATATGAACAGTTTGCAAATTACTGGGATATATAAATTAACAAACATAACTAACGGAAAAGTGTATATAGGGCAAAGTGAAGATATTGCAAATAGAATGAGACTTCATATAGACGATAGCAAAAGAGTTAATGACAAAAGGGGTCAGTTCCCGTTATATGATGCCATGCGAAAGTACGGACATGATAATTTTAAGCTAGAAATACTTGAGGTTTGTGAATCTGAACAATTGAATGCTAGGGAAATGTACTATATAGAAAAATATGATTCTACGAATAAGGAAAAAGGGTACAATCAAACTAAGTATGCGTATGGTTTTCAAGACCCTAGAATAATTGCAGAAACACACAGGCCTGAAGTAATGGCAATGCATGGTGAAAGAATTAGGAAGTGGAACTTGAAGCAGTGGAAAGACCCTAAATATCGTAAGATGAAGTCGAAAGCATCGAGTAAATTGCAAAAAGAAAGATTGAAAGACCCTGTATATTTAGCGGAAAAAACAAAACAACTCAAGCAAGCTACCGATAAAATGAAGAGAAAAGTCGGTCAATATGACGATGATGGCAATCTGATTGCTGTTTTTGAAGGAACAAGAGAAGCAGAAAGAGCAATGGGATTAGCTAATGATTCAATCGGTAAGGTTTGTAGGGGTGTTAAATACCGTAAAAAAGCCGGTGGTTATGTTTGGAAGTACCTCTAAAGAAAAGGTGTAGAGACTATCGAAAGCAAGAAAGCATCCGTGATGGGTGCTTTTTTAGTGAGTAGAGTAGGGTGGAGGATGAGTTACCACTCGAAGAGCGTTGCACGTTATAAAACGTGAAGATATAGTCCAATCCTCATAGTGATATGAGATAAGATTGATTAATTGCAGGCACATGTTTTTTCCTTTTGTTGACGGTGTAATGGAAAATAATCAACCACAATACAGTGAGTCTGAAATGACACACAATAGAGGGTTAAGGCAGAAACAGCGGTATTATGAACGACAAATAAGACAAGCTAAACGTGAGTTAAAGTTAGCGGAAATAATCGGTGATGAAGAAACGATACAAGCTAAAAAGAAATTAGTACGCAATAGACAAGCTAGAATAAGAGAATTTGTAGCTGAACATGATTTAACAAGACAATACAATCGTGAGAGGGTGATAGTGTGAAGCCTATTAAATTAGCAGATGTAAAAGATGCTAAGGAATATGGAGTTAAAACACTAATCAATGATGTTTTAAACATACATGAAACCAATGAAATAGAGATGTTGGCGGTTGTTTATAAGAAAAGTGATGGAACAGTCGGAGTCGGAACAACAAGCGGAAATAATGCTGAATTTATCGGTTTAATAGAATTGGCAAAATTACAGTACATGGACGAAGTGTGAAAGGAGTGTGATCCATATCTCGGTGACAGCGACCGTTAGCTGTGAATAATAATTAGGGGTTGGTGAAAGTATGCCTACGCATCACATCGTTTTAAGCGAAGAAGATATTGAAATAATTATTAATGGTGAAGAAGTTTCTTTTGATTTTAATCGACAGATTAACCCTGGTGAAAAGATAATCGTCAGACAATCATATGTAAAAGATATGGCAGCACCAATCGTTAATCGTGATAAAAAAGTATATAGTAATGCAGATACAGAAAATATCAAAAGATCATCGTCAATGATGGCTGACACATTGAAGTTAGGTTATTAATAACTGTCCTGAGCATGACATTAAAAGGCTTTGAACTTGTAAGAATCACTTACAGGTTCTTTTTATGCGCAGTTATGCGTTAAATAACAACCTTTCGAGGTCGTAACCTCGTAAAAATAAACGTAAAGGAATGATTTAGTTGAATAGAGAGCAGTTGAAAGAATTAGGTTTAACAGATGAACAGATTGAAGAAGTCATGAAAGCGCACGGTAAATCAGTCAATGAATTAAAGGAGCAGGTCAACGAACTAGAATCGTTAAAGGCTCAAAATGAAGATTTAAACAAGCAATTGACTGAACGTGACGAACAATTAGAGGAATTGAAGAAAGTAGATGCAGAAGGATTACAAGCAAAGATTGATGAGTTGCAACAGGTTAACGAACAAACTAAAACTGAATACGAAGAAAAATTACAGCAACAAGCATTTGAACATCGTTTAGAAAACACTCTAAAAGACTCAGGTGTTCGTAATGTAAAAGCTGTAAAGGCATTATTAGACACTGAAACTATTAAATTAGACGGTGAAACGTTACTTGGTTTAGATGACCAGCTTAAAGGATTGCAGGAAAGCGATCCTTATTTATTTGCTAAAAATGAGGAGCAAGAAGAACAAAAACCGAATTTTACGCAAGGAAACCACTCGAAAAGTGGTGTCGAAAGTGGATTCGGCGATATTTTATTAGGAAAAAATTAAGGAGATGATTTTTGATGAACGTAATTAACTATGCAGAGCGATTTCAGGAGGACTTAGACCAGGCAATTGTACAAAATACACTTACAAATGCATTAGAAACAACAAACGTAAATTGGAT